AATGTCAGCATCAATGAAGAACAAGTGTGTAGCATCCTTGTTTTCCATAAAGAAACTAACAAGGGTGTTACGACCGCGGGTAATTAGACTTTCATTTGCTAGTGTGCTAATAGTATATTTAATTTCATACTTATTGCATAGAATAGCAAGTCGCATCATGCTTCGGAAATAAGGCTCGCCAATTTGTCCACCATAACAAGGTGTGGCAATAAAAATGTGTTTTTGTCTTAACAGTCCTACTGGAATTTCAATTTTAGCATCTAACAGGCGATACATAATATCATCTGTTTGGTTTGTCTCTGGTGTACTTACTGCCTTAGCATTGCCCTTTTCAGCTTTAGCAGCCGCTCTACGTTGATTACGATTTGACATATTAGTGTATGTTTCCTGTGTATGTTGTATCTACTTATTTTTTAATAACGAAAAAGTTAAGTCTTATTGGTTTAACCCCCAATTGTATTTCTACAACAATTATTTCTTACAACTTGAAAGCAAATAAGATTTAGCGTCCCTAAGTTCCTTGTTGGAAAGGAAACCATCTTCATCTTTGTCTGCAATATTAAAAAGACTTTTCTTAACATTACAGGTTTGAGCAAGTTCTTCAAATGATACTTTGCCGTCTGTATTCAAGTCAAATCTAGCTACTCTATCAACTGCTAGTGCAGAAGCAGAACTTGTAGCAAGAACTGCAATGACTATCAACTTTTTCATTTTACACCTCTAAGGTAATGGTGCCCTCACACGGACTCGAACCGCGGACCTACTGATTACAAATCAGTTGCTCTACCAACTGAGCTATAAGGGCGCATGAATATTTATGATGTGCAGATTTTACAGACAAAAAAATAGGCACAAAGTGCCTATTTAAAAAGAAGTTTAACGGTTTTTATCTTTCGTTTGGCTTCTTACTAACGAACTCATTTAGTTTTTCTGCTTCAGCAAGAACGTCTTCTGTGCTGGGCATGTCTTCATGATTCTTAGCTTTAGCTTGTAGGATCTCTCTAGCTTCTTTAACCAGATCCAATCTAATCTCATATGGAGTCTTATTAGACATGTTGTTACTCCCAAAATTTACTTATGTAATATTTATACATTTTGGGGGATAAAGTAATCTATATACTTAACTCGAAGTGGCACTCTGACCCAAATGGTAGCGAATCATTTGTTGCCCAGCAGTTCCCGCTGTTGACGCCTGCGAGGTAGAAACTACCACGGTCCTAAGGCGTTAATGTTATTTAGTTAAAGGTCAAAGTTATATGCTTCTAACTGCTTTAAATCTGTAGATTCTTTACAGAAATTTTCAAACTCAAATACTAGTTGATCTATAAGATTATTACGAGATCGAACTTTAAAGTTATGTTGATTATACCAAGGTTCTGTTTTAAGAGTGTTTACAATAGGAGTACGAAAAAGCAAATCATACTGATTATATATTCCTGATTCTTTTGCAAAATGCATCTTAAGAGATTCGAACCCTGTATTCTTAAGCAAGGGAGGGACAAGATCAGCGCCAATATCACTATAAAATAATTTTCTAAATTTTTGTGTCGCACCGGAACCAACCGTTTTAGTTGACACATATAACTTATGAGTTTTTACGGTCTCGACCGATTGTTTATACCCTAGATAGTTCGCCACAGGACTTATTCTAAATAAATCCTTAATGATAATACGATCGTGTTCTAGGCCATAATTTAAAAAAGCATTGGTAGCAAAAGGTTGGTAACCAACACCTCCTACTTGAGCAAGTTTAGTTTCGCTGTCGTAGCTTATTAGAGGAACGTCTCCTCCTAAAAATACAGGAATATCTTTGTCCTCAATATAATCAATCATTTTCAACTGAACAGAAATTTGAGGACTATTAGCTTTGTATCTTTTGCAAGTATCTAAATTTTGATTAGTATTTAAGAAGCTTTTATAGTCTATCTCAATATTAGTGTATCTGTACCCTTTTTTATTACATAATCTCATCGCATGTAATACATCCGGGCTATTAATAACGTTATCATCCCACACAAAAGAAAAAATATAAACATGTATATCTTTCCCCAATTGAGATAGAACTGAAAGTACGAACTGGCTGTCAATACCGCCACTTAGGCATACATTAACCTTATCGAACTGTTGAAATGCGGATTTCCATACATCCATTAATGTTTCATTATTAGCGGGGAGTTCTGCATAAATTTCTAGGGCTTTTTCGTTGTAGTTTACATTGAAGCCTTTATAAAATAACGACGAATCCATTAAGTGCATCAGAACCTCCTAAGTATGATAAATACTTATATTAACAAATGGTACGATAACCATATTTATGGAGCACAAATGGCTAGATATTTAATTACCCTTGATTCGGGGGTCCATGCAAACAATGAAGCTGCGGTATCGGCGATTACCGCATCAGGTGCTGCTGTAGTCAAAACATATGCATTTTCTTTAACATACGAAGTTGAAGCCACTGCCGAACAGGTCGCTAGTATTGCTGGTCTATTAGAATCGCTGGAAAAGAACACTACTACAACAGTTAGTGTTCATGCAGCTAATCAGGACCATTTAAGCTTCTTAGCTACATCTACTTTAACTTCTGCAACTGCATATACACCAAAAAGCAGCGGTACTGGAGGTCATGTATACCTAGTTGACACTGGTTTATATGCAGCCCACGAACAGTTTACTGGCAGAACCATTAACAATCTTTACAGCAATTTTGGTGCTGACTTTGCAGATAATGCAGGGCACGGAACTGCGGTAGCAAGTGTTATTATTGGTAATACACAAGGTGTTTCCAAGAACGCAACATTGCACGTAGTTAAACTATTCGATGCTGTTACTGGTAATGTTACAGTAGGCGAAATTTTAGATGCATTAGATGCAGTTCTAGTACATCATCAGGCTAACAATCCTTCATTAGTTAAGGTCGTTTGCTTGCCTTGGACTACTCCACAAAACAATTTCTTAGACAACAAGATCACTGAAATGAATTCAAGCAACTTGGTTGTAGTTGCGGCTGCTGGTAACGATGGTGTTGATGTTAACACCGTTTCACCAGCTGGTGTTGAAGTTGTACTAACTGTTGGTGCTGTTAACCAAGATTACTTAGTATCATCATTTACTAACGTTCCTTGGACTAGCCCAACAACACCTTACTTCAACAATTACGGTGCTGCGTTAGACGTATTCACCCTTGGTGTAGATGTTTCTTGCGCTGGTAAGAATGCAACAGACGAATACATTTTAATTTCAGGTACAAGTATTTCAGCTGGTATTGCTGCTGGTGCTGTTGTGCAATGGGCTCTAAACTATCCAAGCAAGACTGCATCAGAAATTAAGAATACTGTTCTTCAAGAAGGTCACTTAGCAGGTACATCGCTACTAGCGTTTGAAGAGGGTTCACCAGTTGAAACTTCAAACATCTTTAGATCAATTCTAACAACTGCTCTACTAGGCGATAACAGTATTGGTAATTTACCATCAGGTAAGATCCTAGACGTTCAGCTTGGTCAATCTGCAACATTAGACTTAGAACTAGATCTAGCAAATGTAACTGAGCTTAGTGTACTAGACTTTGCTCCAATGCCACCATGGGCATCAATTGATTTTGCCACAGGCATGCTAACTGTTAATACTGCTGGTATTGATGCATCATTAGCACCAGGTATTTACTTCTTCGGTGTTAAGGGTTTAATTGATGGTAAAACTAAAGTAGAAGAATACTCAATTGGTTTATATAACACATCAGTAAGTGAGCTAGATTCTGCAAGTCAATATTACTACGACACAGAAACTGCTAGCTACGATGAAGTTATTAGCTATCAGGTTGCACCAAACGCAAAGTTCTAATTTCAATTTTAGAAATTAAAATAAAAAACCGTGTTAAATACTTAGCACGGTTTTTTTATGATTAATGTAGACTTAACAACCAAAAACACAGTATATAATACACTAGGCGCACAGTCACAGTGGGTGCAACATCGTTTTGGTAAAAGAAATTATCCTGATACCGAACTGCCACTAGATTGTGTTTTAAAGATCATAGAAAATGCCGACGATACAATTAATTTTATTTCGGTATTTGGTGATCCGTGTAGCCACACTAACTTTCTAGAAATATTGCAAAATACTCAGCCAGGCAGAAGTGTTGTTAATACAAATCTAAATTTTGTTAATGACCGTATTATTGATGAGCTTAATCAAAAAAAATCATATGTTGTTGTGCCTTTATATGGTATAGAGGATCTATGTGATAAACTGATACTACATTCAAATTGGGAATGTATTAAATCTAATTTAAAAAATATCACTACAGGTGTCTGCGTTGAGTTTTATACATTTGATCACAACTTACATCAAATCGAAAGTATTAAACAACTATCAACTGAACTAAATTTTGAGTTAAAACTTAAAAAAGGTATTGCACTTCATCCCAACGGTTTTTCTCCTATTGTAAATGAAAATGGTATTTGGCTGTACGATGCGTATTCTTGTGACGGTACCAGCGTTGGTATTAGATGGTCTAACTTACATAAGACTGTAAATGGCTATAATAGTTTAATACATTACGTTAAGCCTGAACAAGGTAGTTCTATCTTAAAAAATCCAAATGTATTTAAAGTGTCTGATAGATTTACTTATGATACAAATGTAAGCATAAGTGTAACAGGTCATGTATTCCCTAGCTTTGAATTGCACCAAATATTTTCAAATGCATTATGTACTGATTGGAATTTTTCATTTTCAAAAATTACGGAAACAAACAAAATGACAGTTAGACCAGAGTTTAAGTACTACTGTAGTTCTATCAATAAAATTTTAGAAATAATTAAACAAGGGAATAATGTACTCACTAGAGATTTTAGTGATATTTTAACCAACTTTGCTAATAGCAATATCTGATATATTGTTGCAATAATCGTTAGGACATTCCGTTAAACTCTTAGGTAATTCCCAGCTTTCTAATGTAGCAATATTACCAAAGTGCTTTGCCCCGCACCAGCTGCTGTAAATATCCCCGCTAGCATCAATATTGAGACTTTCAAATCCTAAGTAACACTTCATACCTTTAAACTTGTTCAATCCTTCATTGATAATTTGATGACTTTGTACATACTTAGCAGTGCCGTCGTCGTATAAAAACTCTGTCATCCAGTCACGAGGATCCGGCTCAAACGCTGGTTGATTGGGATCGGGGGCAGGCATTGGCATAGGTTTAATGCCAGGGCGTTTGATGATTTCTAATTCTGCTTCTGTATAAGGCCAATATGTTTCTTGTTTGCTGCCGCGCCCTAATAACTTCTTATACATAGTTTTAACACATATGCTTACATTGTTATAGTTGTTACGTTCGCAGTCTTTGAATAGTTCACGTATTTCCTCTACATCTCTACCAAGTTCATCGATCCTTCCACCGATGCCCGCAATATTAATGTCTATATTAACGTAGTCTTTGATTTCGTTAATAACGTTGATAAGATGTTGTTTATCCATGCTCTGTGGGTGCCATGTAATAACAACACCATTTAGATAATGCTTGGCTTTACTCCACCAGTTCACTGTACGACTAGCATTAGTAAATACTACACTGCTACAGCCATGTTCGTTAATTTTACGAACAATATCTTCAAAACCAGCCATTACAGTAACTTCGCCGCCAATAAGCTCAAAGTGTACACTTTTACCTATATCAGCATAATGACCGCATATGCGGTCAACGGCATCTAAATAAGATTGTAAGGGTAGCCAAGGTCTGCTACCGTCGTGGAGAATAGGAGGGCAATACTCACATTCAAAGTTACATTGATTGCCCATGTTCCATTGTACACGGATTGGGCTGTTAGGTTGTCTTGCGTGTGGGCCTTTAACCGATATCAGTTGGGCCATTACGTTACTTGTACTGTTGGCGCACCAGTGTTAACGATATGAGAACAAGTAGCTGTACTTAAGCCCTGGACAACAACAGGGCGTCCTTCGGCAAAAACGGTTGCGCTGCCTGTAATAATAGTAGGACTAGTGTGAGGCGGTTTGCCGTGAGGACTAACTAAGTCGCCTACTAGACTGACTTTAGCACCTTCGGCAAATACAGTTGCAGCACCTGGACCTAAATCGGTACCTGGACCTACTAAACTTCTCCCAACTAATCCTATCTGTGGCATATTATTATTTATGCCTCTTCTTCAGCTTTCTTTTGATCAGCAATCAATTCTTCGTAATCTGTTACTGTAGCAGGCAAAGATTCCATTACTGCTAAAAATTGCTTACCTTCGCTGATAATGATATCAGCTTTTGCTGTTAGCGCAAACGGAGCAAGGGCAACAGTATCGCCGGCAACTACAACAATCTTTGGATATTCAAGTGTCATAGTGTCAGTTTCTTCGTCAAAGCCGATGAGTTTAGTAATAATTTCATCGCCCTTGATAGTCTTTAATGTTACTACTTTTCCTAACAGTTCTTGTGTGTTGTATAGCATGTGTGTATCCTACGCTTATAGCGAGCCTAGGGAATTTAGGCCCAGCTTAGTTTTAATATCATCCACTCCCATATCACGAAGACCGGTAAAACCGCCTTCTACAAACAACTTACCGTCATTGTAGATTTGAGGCATTGTTCTATGACCTTCATTGATAACAAACGTTTTTGCGCTTTCATCGGTTTCGATGTTAATTTCCTCATAAGGAATATCATTGGTCTTTAGCAGTGCTTTAGCCTGCAAGCAATATCCGCAATTGTTCTTTGTGTATAATGTTAGCATTATAGACTAAATCCTTTAAATGTATCTTCTGTTACGTCTTGTTTTGTACCACCAATAACATAACTTGTAATTTCTGTTTCCTGTGGTGCTACTTGTACTTCGGCACCGCTGATCCACTTCTGTGTCCATGGTAGAGGATTACTCGATGGAACTGAATATGGCACAGTTAATCCTACAGAACGCATTCTACGTGCAGCGATCCATTCGACATACTGCTTGAGTAGATCAGCGTTTAGACCAATCATACTACCGTCCTTGAATAAGTAATCAGCCCAAGCCTTTTCTTGTTCTACTGCTTCCATGAACATTTCTAGTGCATGACCTTCACATTCCTTTGCAATCTTAACAAAGTCTGCATCGTCTTGTGGTAGTAGCTTTAGTAGCTGTTGAGTGCTAGCAAGGTGTACGTTTTCATCACGAGCGATTAACTTAATGATTTTGGCATTGCCTTCCATCTTCTTAAGTTCAGCGAATGCCCAGCTACATGCAAAGCTAACGTAAAAGCGAACACCTTCAAGAATGTTTACACTCATTAGGCATAGCCATAGCTGCTTCTTTAGTTCGTAAAGATCAACGACTACTTTCTTACCGTTAACAGTATGCTCGCCTTCGCCAAGTAGATTATACCAACTAGTAAGTTCGATCAACTTATCGTAGTTTCTGCTGATGCTATCGGCACAGCTAACAATCTCAGGCATTGAGGACATTTCATCAAACACCTTGCTTGGATCGCTGTAGATGTTACGAATGATATGAGTATAACTACGACTATGAATAGTTTCACTAAACGCCCAAGTCTCAATCCATGTTTCTAGTTCTGGAATGCTTACGATAGGCAGAAAGGCAAGATTAGGACTACGGCCTTGTACGCTATCTAGAAGAATCTGACGCTTTAGGTTGCTGGTAAAGATGTGCTGCTCGTGCTCAGTCAAATCCTTAAAATCTTTAGCATCACGTAGGATGTCAACTTCTTCTGGTCTCCAGAAAAAGCCTAATTGCTTTTCAGTAATCTTATCGAACTGACGATACTTTAGAAGATCGTAACGTTGCATAGTTACTCCGCCCGAAGCATCAAGAAACATCTTGGCTTCGGTGTGGTTCTTCGTATTCTTAGAATTATAAACCGAGATACTCATACTTACCTTTCCTACTCTTAAAATTAAATCTTGCAGCTATCGCAGTCGTCATCGACAACTGTCTCGCCAGCAGCTAAAGGAGTCGATAACTTATCAACATCAACTTCGCCTTGGCCGTCAAATGTATTATTATAATATAGTTGCTTGCCGCCATACTTGTAGAACATGACAATATGCTGAAGCAACAGACTCATAGGAATCTTTTCGTCCTCAAAGTGTTGAGGATTATAACTTGTGTTAACGCTAATACCTTGGTCGATATACTTCTGTAACACAGCACAAATCTTCAAGTAACCTTCTGGACTCTTCTGATTCCATAGTAGGTCATACTTGTTCTTAAGGCGTGGGTAACCGGGAACAACTTGCTTTAGTTGCCCGTGCTTACTTCCCTTAACACTAACGTAGCTACGTGGCGGCTCAATGCCGTTGGTACTGTTACTAATTTGTGCAGATGTTTCTGCTGGCATAAGGGCCATTAGTGTACTGTTACGAATACCGTGCTGCTTAAGGTCTTTACGCAGTGACTTCCAGTCCATGCGTTCTTTGTGCTTAACTAATTCGTCAAGTTCACGCTTGTAAGTCATGTTAGGCGTAATACCTTCGGCATACTTGGTTTCGTTGCTCTTTAGACATGCACCCTTTTCCTGTGCTAGCTTTACACTAGCCTTAATTAGATAGTAACTCCATGCCTCAGCCCACTCGTCAACAAGTTCAAGATTTGGATTCTGGTAGTTAGTATCGTTCTTAGCTAGCCAGTATGCAAAATTAATAATACCAATACCTAGTGGACGGCGATTCATTGTGCTTAGTTCAGCAGCAATAACTGGATAGCTTTGATAGTTAAGCAACTCATCTAACGCACGTACTGCTAAATCACATGGCTTTTCAAAGTCTGCAGGATTCTTAATGTTGCCCCAGTTAATTGCGCTTAGTGTGCAAAGACTAATTTCACCGTCAGGGTCATTAATATCCTTAAGCGGCTTAGTAGGCAAGTTAATTTCACAGCAAAGATTGCTCTGCTTGATAGGTGCAATATCTTCCTTGAATGCACCATGAGTATTAGCATGGTCAACGTTCATTAGGTAGATACGACCAGTGTCCTTACGCTCTTGTACAAACGCACTGAACAGATCAATTGCCTTTACTGTCTTTTTACGTAGACGTGTGTTACGCTCTGCGGTTTCGTATAGTTCTCTGAACTTGTCTTGATCGTTAAAGAACGCATTATACATTTCAGGAACATCATGTGGTGAGAACAGTGTAATGTCGCCGCCTGTGATCAAACGCTCATACATTAGCTTATTAAACTGTACACCATAGTCCATCTGACGTACACGATTATCTTCGGTTCCCTTGTTATTCTTAAGTACTAGCATGTCTTCAATTTCAAGGTGCCAAATAGGATAGTACAATGTTGCTGCGCCGCCACGTACACCGCCCTGGCTACAGCTCTTTACTGCTGCCTGAAACAACTTGTAGAAAGGAATGACGCCAGTGTGGGTTGCATCGCCGTTGCGAATAGGTGAACCAATAGCACGAATACTGCCAGCACCAATGCCAATACCAGCTTTCTGACTAACATACTTAACCACTGCACTAGATGTTGCGTTGATACTGTCTAAGCTATCGCCGCTCTCAATCAGTACACAGCTACTGAACTGACGCTGTGGGGTACGGACGCCTGCCATGACAGGAGTAGGCAAGCTGATGTCAAATGTACTGATAGCATCGTAATAATCCTTAACGTACTGTAGACGTGTTTCCTTAGGATACTTACTGAATAGTGTTGCACTAATCATCATGTATGCAACCTGTGGTGTTTCGAAGATTTGACCGGTAGCACGATTCTGTACTAGATACTTGCCGCGAAACTGCTCCATAGCCGCATATGTAAGCATATTGTCGCGGCTATGTTGAATATAATCGTTTAGCTGATTAATTTCATCTTCAGTGTAGAGCTCTAGGATTTCTGCATCGTAGAAACCCTTTTTAATATTATTGTTTATAATCTTTAGTAGATGTGGCGGATTGAAGTCACCGTAAACATGCTTACGTAGATGGTATACAATTAAGCGACCAGCAACATACTGATAGTTAGGGGTTTCTTCTGTGATAAGGTCAGCGGCACTCTTAATAAGAGTTTCTTGAATATCGCTGCTAGCAATGCCATTATAGAACTGTAAATGACTACGGATTTCTACTTCGCTGGGACTGACGCCGCTAATACCCTCACAAGCATAAAATACTACTTTGTGAATTTTGTCGAGGTTAAGTTCCTCTTTGCTACCGTCTCTTTTTGAAATAAGAATAGGCTTAGACATCTACTATTTTTCCTGTCGTGTTGTTTTTTTAAGTTTTTGTTATGACTTGTTTGTCTATTATATAGTACTTTACTTATCTAGTCAATAGCCAAGTTTATCTGCTGTTATAATGTGACTAGAAAATTTAGTTGAGTTTTGCTCACAAAACTCAATTGTTACTACTTTATCTGGGAGAAAATTATAGACTAACCCTTCACACACAAAAACTAATCCATCAGTTCCTGTTATGTGATTACTTACCACATCAAACCGATACTGATCGCTTTTCGTGAGTTTAAGGTTAACAAGTGTGCTAGCCAAGACAAGCGTCAAACCACTTTGACAAAACATGCCTTCACTAACTATTTCGAATGGTAGTGGCCAAGATTCTGGAGTATAATAATCGATATTCCGTCTTTCAATTTTTACTTCAGAAAATGCTTTAACTACATCGTCGGTTGTTCCGTTTTTAGGAAAATCTTGTCTAAACTTTCTCCAGACTGCTAACCTATCAGAACCTGTGTGTGTTTTTCGAAACATGTGTTACCTTATAGCGAGCTCCAACGTCTTACCAAGTATTTCATTGATAAGTCTCTTCCTATACCGTTCGTCACTGTAAATTGAACATTGGTTCCCGACAGTGCTGCTGCAAATGTAACATTACCTGACAATGCAGTGTCAACCATTTCAGTAGAAAAGTCTTGGAATAACACTGCTCCGGCGCCTGCATTAAAGTCGCTTCTTCCGGTAACTACCATAGAACCTGTTCTCTGATAATTTTCTCCAGCAACGGTAACCGAGCTAGCTTCAGTTATACTATAGTCAATTATGTAGGTATTGTAAACATCGATACTCTGTGTTAAACCAGAAATAACGCCGCCGGCAGCTGGAATAGTTGCAGAATTTAATTCTGCATAAGAAACAGTTCTGTCACCGAGCGCAACACTTGAGCGTGTTT